ATTGATTGGTTGGTTAACACGATGATGGCCTTTTTGCTTGTCGTGGTTGTGAACGGGGAGCCTATAGATGATCAGTTTTACTTCCGCGACATCACGCGGTGTAACACGTTTGCGTACTACGTCAGCACAGGCAAAACTAAGATAAACAACCGCTATCAGATGCAAGAGAACATTACGGCTTACTGCATCCCGAAGCGAGTTGCAGAGAACACAAGGACATGGGACTGAGATGTCAGCTAAACGGCTAGAGGAAGGCAGCGAATACGCTGAATACGACGCTGATGGCGACGGTATCGTCACAGATGAAGAGCTGAAAACCAGTAAAGAACTGCAAGAGCTGCGGCTGCAACATGAACGTGCGGATGCACAACGCGCCATGAGTTGGTTTGCGTTGTGGGGAATGCTTCTGTACCCGTCGCTGGTGGTCGCGTCAGAGCTTTTCGGGCTGGCGCAAGCTGCGAAGATTCTGGGCGACATGGCTGCGGTCTATTTCGTGTCGGTTGCAGGTATACTGGCAGCGTTCTTCGGCGCTCAAGCGTGGTCAAACAAAAAATAACAACTGTTCGAGGGGTGTAAGTTGTACCACTACAAAGCTGTGCTAGTCCGTGTTGTTGATGGCGATACCATTGATGTGGACATTGATCTGGGGTTTGACGTGTGGCTAAAGAAGCAACGCATTCGGCTCGCAGGAATTGATGCACCTGAGTCCCGCACCAGAAACAAGGCTGAGAAGATCTTGGGACTGGCAGCTAAAGCCCGACTTGTGGAGCTTTGTTCTGCTGAAATGCAAGTAGAATCCCTCGGCAAAGGCAAGTATGGCCGCATTCTAGGCATTCCAAAGACATCCGAAGGTGTCAGCATGTGTCAGATTCTTATTGATGAGGGTCACGCTGTCGAGTATTGGGGCGGCAAGAAAGTTAAGGTTTGGGCGTGATGTGGCAGATAACTGGAGTTCTGGGCATAGCCCTACTGGTTACCGCTGGCGCTTTCAAAATGTACGCTGATAAAACAGAGGCTGAAAAAGAAGCTATGGCTATGGATTTGCGTCAGGCATCGGACAACCAACTTGTCCTAGAAACGAGCATATCTAATCTAAACAAGCAGCTCACCGAGGCGGAAGAGCGTCAGCAGAACATATTGGATCGGGTGAACGAGCTTCAAGCTGCCAACGCGCAGGCACAAAAAGAGGTGGAGTCGATCAGAAAAAAGTTCGCAAAGCACGATATGAATGTGCTTTCGTTACGCAAGCCAGTGCTGATTGAAAACATCATCAACCGAGGCACTAAGGGGGTGTTAAGTGATCTGGAAACTATTACCGATCCTTCTTCTTAGTGGTTGCGGCCTTTTAGGTCGAGAGCCGTACATACCAGAAACAAAGAAGGTTGAGGTGGTTACTGTTACCCAGCCAGCAGCCGTTTATCACCCTGTTTTACCAAATGCCATATCGACATCTCCAGTGGAGTGGAAAGTGCTTACGCCTGAGACGATGCAGGAGTATCTTGATGACTTGGCTGATGGAAATGCACCCACCAACGCTTACTACGGGCTGTCAACGAAGGGCTACGAAAACCTTTCATCTAACATGGCAGAGGTGAAACGCTATATCCGCCAAGTGCTAAATATTATACAATATTATAGAAATTTGGACGAGGAACTCGAAGATGAGAGTGACGAGCGAGGAAGGGATATCCCTGATAAAGAAATTTGAAGGTTGTGAGCTGAACGCTTACCAGTGCTCAGCTAACGTCTGGACGATTGGTTACGGTCATACTAGGGGTGTTAGCGAGGGCGATTCATGCACCCAGAAGGACGCTGATGACATGTTGGTTGATGACCTTCAAGAGTTTGAAGGCTATGTCAACGAATTGGTTGATGCTGATCTTACTCAAAGCCAATTCGATGCTTTGGTGGCTTGGACGTACAATCTAGGCCCAACCAACCTGAAAGACTCTACTTTGCTAAAACGCTTAAACGAAGGCGATATGGCGGACGTTCCGCACCAAATTCGGCGTTGGAACAAGGCTGGAGGCAAGGTTTTAGACGGTTTGATTCGTAGGCGAGAGGCAGAAGCCTTGTTGTTCCAAGGAGAAGCTTGGGAAAATGTCTGAACTGTCGCTCAAAGACTTTGAGATTCTATCGGAGCAGGATCAAAACGAAGCCTTGGCGCTGCTGTCCCGCTACGATCAGATGGAGAAGCAGGATAAGTGTCAGAACGACTTTATCGAGTTTGTTAAGCACATGTGGCCTGAGTGCATATTGGGCCGTCATCACAAGATTATTGGCGATAAGTTCAACAAAATCGCTCAGGGCAAGCTCAAGCGGCTGATCGTTTGCTTGCCCCCGAGACACTCTAAGTCTGAGTTTGCGAGCACCTATTTTCCTGCATGGATGATGGGCCGCAAGGGTGATCTCAAGATCATTCAGACCACGCACACGGCTGAGCTGGCGGTCAGATTCGGCAGAAAGGTGCGTAATATCATTGACTCAGATGATTACTCTCAGGTGTTTCCTGAGCTGCAATTGCAGGCCGACAACAAGTCTGCTGGTCGATGGACAACCAACCAAGAGGGCGAATCGTTCTACGCAGGTGTTGGTGGTGCTATCACGGGTCGCGGCGCTGACCTTCTAATCATTGACGATCCTCACTCTGAGCAAGACGCGCTGTCGCCTACTGCGATGGAGTCGGCTTACGAGTGGTACACATCTGGCCCTCGGCAGCGTTTGCAGCCGGGCGGTACGATCATCATCGTAATGACTCGATGGTCAACCAAAGACCTCGTAGGCAAGGTCTTGAAGAAGCAGGGCGATGATCACGCTGACCAGTGGGAGGTTGTTGAATTCCCCGCCATTATGCCTGAGTCAGAAACCCCACTATGGCCCGAGTTCTGGAAGAAAGAAGAGCTTTTGTCGGTCAAAGCGTCATTGCCTATCAGCAAGTGGAACGCCCAGTGGATGCAAAACCCAACCGCTGAAGCTGGCTCTATCGTGAAGCGCGAGTGGTGGCGTAAATGGGACAAGGACTGGGTGCCTGCTTATGAGTACGTCATCCAAAGCTATGACACCGCCTTCAGCAAGAAAGAAACCGCCGACTACTCAGCTATCACCACATGGGCAATATTTCAGTCTCCAGATGACAATGTTCAAGCGATTATCTTGTTGGACGCCAAACGAGTCAGGTTGGACTTTCCTGAGCTGAAACGACTGGCTTACGAAGAGTACAAATACTGGGAGCCAGACTGCATTTTGATTGAGGCGAAGGCCAGCGGTACGCCATTAACTCAAGAGCTTCGACGTATGGGCATACCAGTGACGGCCTATACACCATCGAGAGGCCAAGATAAGATTGCGCGAATGAACAGCGTTGCTCCGATCTTCGAGTCGGGCATGGTCTGGGCACCAGATGAAAGCTTTGCTGATGAGGTGGTTGAGGAAATGGCGAGCTTTCCGTTTGGCGATAACGACGATTACTGTGACTCGGCAACGATGGCTCTTATGAGGTTTCGGCAAGGCGGCTTCTTGAGCCTGCAAGACGATTACCCTGAAGAAGCCGAGTTTTTAAGGCGTGACAGACAGGTATATTACTAATGGCGATTGAAAAACAAGGCTTGGGCACGGAAAACGATCCTGACGTGATGCCGATGGGCAGCGCGATGGAAATCGAGCCAGAGATGACTCGAAACGACGAGATCCGCAACGCGGCAGAGATACTGGTTCGTGAAGAAGAAATCCTGATTGACGATGAAATCGATGCCGTAGAAGAGCAGATTGCTACCGATTTCAACGCTAATTTGGTTGATTTCATCTCGGACAGTGACCTTTCCAAGCTGGCAAGTGACGTTATCGGCTCGATTAAGGCTGATAAAGAAAGCCGATCCGAGTGGGAAAAAACTTACACAGATGGCCTGAAGTACCTTGGCATGAAGTTCGATGAGTCTCGCAGTCAACCCTTTGAAGGGTCTTCTGGCGTGATTCACCCAATACTGGCCGAATCTGTCACGCAGTTTCAGGCCCAAGCTTACAAAGAATTATTGCCAGCCAAAGGGCCAGTCAAGACTGAGGTTGTCGGTGTACGCAGCCCAGAGGTCGAAATGCAGGCTGGTCGCGTCCAAGACTTCATGAACTACTACATCATGAACATCATGGAGGAGTACGACCCAGAGCTGGATATGTTGCTGTTCTATCTGCCTCTGGCTGGCTCGGCGTTCAAGAAAGTTTACTTTGACACAGGCTCTAGCCGTGCGATGAGTAAGTTCATCGAGCCTCAAGACCTTGTGGTTCCTTACGAAGCGCCTGATTTGTTCACGGCTGAGCGTGTCACTCACGTCCTAAACATGAGCCGCAACGAGATCAAGAAGCAGCAGCTAAGCGGATTTTATGCTGATGTCGAGTTGAAAGGCGGCTCGATGACGGTGAATCGAAGCGACATCGAAGAGCAGATAGACGAGATCGAGGGCATGGAGCCGTCTTATCAAGAAGACCGCGACCACGTTGTCTTTGAGACGCACACCATTCTTGACATACCCGGCTTTGAAGACGTTGGTGAAGACGGAGAGCCTACGGGCCTGAAGCTGCCGTACATCGTCACGATTGACGAGCAGAGCCAGAAGGTTCTGTCGATTCGACGCAATTACATCGAGACTGACCCCCGCAAGGCCAAGATAAACTTCTTTGTGCAGTATAAGTTCTTGCCGGGCCTTGGCTTTTACGGCTTAGGCTTGAGCCACATGATTGGCGGTATTTCAAAGTCTGCCACGTCCATCTTGCGACAGCTTATCGACGCAGGCACCTTGGCTAACCTGCCAGCAGGCTTCAAAGCTCGCGGTATGCGTATTCGTGACGAGGACAGCCCATTACAACCCGGCGAGTTCCGCGACATCGACACCACAGGCGCGTCATTGCGCGAGAACCTGATACCGCTGCCGATCAAAGAACCCAGCAACGTGCTCATGCAGCTCTTAGGGCTGCTTGTGGAGTCTGGTAAGCGGTTTGCATCGATAGCCGACATGAATGTCGGTGATATGAACCAAGCCATGCCAGTGGGCACTACAGTGGCTCTGTTGGAGCGCGGCACCAAGGTAATGAGCGCGATTCACAAGCGCCTGCATTACAGCCAGAAGCTTGAGTTTCAATTGCTTGCTAAGGTATTTGCCGAGTATCTGCCGCCCAGCTACCCGTATGTTTCACGCAATGGCCCCCAAGAAATCATGGGTCAGGACTTCGATTCTCGTGTAGACGTGATTCCTGTGTCAGATCCCAACATCTTCAGCCAGTCACAGCGCATAACAATGGCTCAAGAGCTTCTGACTATGGTTCAGTCTAACCCTGAGATACACGGGCCACAGGGCATATATGAGGCGTATCGGCGCATGTATTCGGCTCTCGGCGTTGATGATGTGGATAGCCTTATTCAGCCTCCACCCCCGCCACCACAGCCTATGCCTGTGGACGCAGGCATTGAGAACAGCGGATTCTTGATGGGCCAGCCTGCACAGGCGTTTGAGGCGCAGAACCACCAAGCGCACATCGATGCCCATAGGTCGCTGTTTTTGACTGACGTGGTTAAGCAGAACCCGCCTCTACAGGGCATGATCATCGGTCATATGATGCAGCACTTGCAGTTCATGGCTGGCCAGATGGTTCAGGATCAAATATCTCCAGAGCTGAATCAGCAGATGCAAGAGATGCAGGCTGCTCAGCAGTCTGGTCAAGTTCCGCCAGAGCAGCTCCAACAGATGCAAAGCCAGATTCAGATGCAGATCGAGCAGCTATCATCGCCTGTTTTGGCGCAGTTGACGCAAGAGCTTCTTGAGTCGATTGGACAAGGTGATGACACCGATCCGCTGGTTCAGATCAGACAGCAAGAGCTGATGCTGAAAGAAAAAGCTATTGATTCTGAGAATGAACAGTTTGAAGCTAAGCAACAGCAGCGAGCTGAAGAAAAGCTGCTAGAAACAGAGATCGCTAAACAGCGTCTTGGTATTCAGAAAGAAGTTGCAGACGATAAGCTCGATGTAGCACTTCGTCGGTTAGAGCAACAAGCGGAGCTGAAGCTCCTAGACATGCAAAACAAGAACATGGGAGGCCGATAATGGCTGATTTAATTTCATCAACGAGTTACGTCCGACAGCGCATTGAAGAGCTGCGCGAAAACAAAAAGCTCGCTAGGCAAGTAGAAGTGGCTTTGGCTGAGAAGCAAGCCAAAGATGCGGGCGAAAAGAAAAGAAAAAGCGATGCGCGGATTGCTGCAAAGCTGGCCCGAATTGCTGGAGAAGAGCCGCCCGTCGTGGCAGAGCCAGTAATTGAAGAGGTGGTCGCTGAAGAGGTTCAGGAAGAAATCGTGATTGAAGAAGAACCTATTATAAAAAAAGCGCCTAAAAAGGCCGCTGCTAAGAAAGAAACCGAAGAAAGCGAGGAAGAATGATGAAAGATATAAGCAAAATCGAAAAGGTTGATTCACCAACGAAGAGCATCAAATCTGGCCCTACATCGCCTGAGCTGATTCGACGCACGATGGGCGGTGAGATTAAGGTAATCAAAGCCCGTGGCGCTGGCGCAGCAACTCGCGGTTTCGACTTTCATGAGAAAGTTTAGTGGATGATATTGATCTCGGTTCGCGCCTGAAAAGGGTCATGGCTGAGCGGAGAGAGCTTATCCGCGAAGTCATGATGGACGGTATGCTCAAAGATATAGAACATTATAAAAGTTTGCAGGGCGAGCTAACTGTTATAAACTTGGTCGAGGAAACCATCAAAGAATTCTATAAGGAAATCTAAATTGACAATCCCGACCACTGAATCCGCTTACGTCTCAAGCGAAGAGCGCGTTCTCGACCCCACCCTGCTTGATAAATCCGCCCTAGAACGAATGCC